CAAGCAATGTGAATGAAGCATCCTCGATTGAATTTGTAGGAGTGAAATCCCATAGTGTGTAACTAATGAATTTGTTCTTGAGTGGAATTCAAAGTGCGACATAGCCAAAACCTTTATCTCCGAAACCACCACCGAAGGTTAAGAACCTAGTTGTGGGTGAGGTTAACTCGTCTGCGAACACTGGTAAAGCTAGAAAAATAGACAGCAAAGCAAGTAAACATAAAATACGTTTCATATTTTTATTCTCCTTCATTTTAATGTAGTCAATTTAGATACAACCCATTTCATTACAGCAGGAACAATCATTTCTTGAATTGCTCCGACAAAGAAAAGCATAGGAGGTACATTTGGAACATCCATAAGTATTCCTCCAAATAACCACTCAGCACCTTTTTTAGTAATTAATACGTAACCAAGCAACCATGTACCACCTAACGTAGCTCCCCATGAAACTTGGGATCCTAGTGTAGTCAGTTCCCACCATTCTAAACTAGACTCCCAGAATGTTCTAGGAACAGAACTACATCCTTTTTGTTCATAACAGTAGCGTTGCCACTTCCATACTAAAGTTATAACAATCCCTAGTAAATACCAAAACCATAGATTCTCTATTACAAATTTATGCATGTTATTTCTCCTTACTGAAGAATTTTAGCAGAACAAATGCACAAAAAACAGTACCAATAAACCATGCTATGCTAGACATGATTATAGTTCTACCTGCTACACCGAACAGTATTGAAACTAAAAGAGAAGTCACAACTAAATGTGAAGGTCTGCTTGAAATCCAATTACTTACTCTTTTGTTGTTTCTATTCCAATATCGAAGTACAAAGAAAACAACAGCACAAAAAATAATACTGAAAAATAGATTTGCTAAAATAGTGATCATAATAATCTCCCTTTAGATGAGTCTTCTAATTCCTAACAATCTGTCTGTAGAAAAAGAAGCAATACAAACTTTATCACCTTGATTCCCTCCTAAGATCATAATCTCATGTCTTAAAGGGTCATCCCCTGCATAAAATCCAACATGTCCCCCACCGTCTCTTGAGAGGATCACAACATCAGAGTCTACAATAGCATCGGATAAATTTACAGGGATTCCTACTGTAAGCCATGATCGTGCAGCAAGAGATTTACTACGAGGGAGTCTTAGAAGCCACGCAATGTAATTAGTGAAAGCAGAACACCAAGGCACTTCATCATGCTCAGGCCAATTCCCATCTAATTTTAACATAGCTAAAATCTGAGGATTATCTAATGTGCCTTTTATCTCACCAATCCCTACAAATCTTTGAGCAAGACTGTACGCAGATACTGTTACCATTATTTAGCATCTCCTTAATGTATTATTATATATGTAGAAATCATTTTTCATCCTCACGAGCATGTCGTTTTTCTATTGCATCTAAAATTGTTACAATCCGCATTTGCTGAATCTGTGTCCAAGTCATCAACTCGTCTGTTTTACTCTGATGTTCTTTGACTTCTTTAATTACAATTCCATTAGCAGCGTTGGCTTCTTCAACTAAGGTCTGTCTGTGTTCGGCAGCTAAAGCAAGTGTAAGCAGTGTGATAATAATTGCCAAAACTTTTGTCCATTCGTGATTAGCTATTTGATTCAATGTCATTATATTTCTCCTGGTGTGAACATGAACATTTATCCATTTGTGTCATTTAGTTGTCAGCATATGTGATATTGTCAATATAGTTAAAATCAAACCAATAGCACCCATAATATAACCCCATACAGCATGAGTGCCTTTACCTGTTCCCTCTGCCATTAAAGTTGAAGATTTTAATGAATCTATTTTTTCATATATACTCTCAAGTTTTGCTTCTAATTCAGAACGAGTAATTAAAGTACGTTGTTGTTCAGTTAAAACTGCCCGAAATTCATTCACACTGCGAAAGCGTTCTTCAGCCCCTTGTTCTGCTTTAGATATTGCTTCTTTTTGGGCAACAAAACGCTCTTCAGCAGACTGCTCTGCTTTAGATATTGCTTCTTTTTGAGCTAAAAAACGTTCCTCATATCGTTGCTCTAATCTAAATAGAGCTTCTTTCTGTGCAGCGAAACGATCCTCATATCGTTTTTCTAATTCAACAAATTTAACTTTCGCTAAATCACATAATCTATTTTCTGGGCAATTGTCCATGAATAAATTCCTCAATTTAAGTTATGTGAAATGTTCTTTGGGTACAAGACCCAAAGTTTCTAAAAAGTCACCTAAGTGACTTTTAAAGACTGCATTCCCAGTCTTAAAATATTTAGAGCTGCATTATGGTCTCTATAAAAATAACTATCATAATTCTCTACCTTTACCATCATAAAATAACCAAGTACGTTCTTCTTGTGTTATTACACGACTCCATGCTGTGAGTTGATCTAAATACCACAAAATATAATTAGTAGAGTTAGAGGCATTAAATCCACCAACCGTTAATGTGTGAGGAGTTGATATATCAATATCATACCCATATATGTTTGTAAGTGTGTAAACTGTGCCATTATTAATTTGAATATTAAGAGTGGGATAACTTAATGATTGATCAATCCAGAGAACAATAAATGACCATATTCCTTTTATCACTCCAGAGTAAATTAAATCAATATCTGCAACTAATGGGTAATTATTACTTCTCAAATAAACATGCAAAGAGTTTGAATTGTAATCAACACCAACACCTAAATATTGCTGCACACCAAATTTTAAGTTAAATAAAGAAGGGCTATATTGCCAAGTAGGATTTGGATATTTAAGTCCAGGCCATACCCAAAATGCTAAAGTTAATTGCTTTGTATTAAATGGTGAATCTAAAAACTCCCCATATACAGAATTAGTCATACCACTTAAAGGTGATGCAGGTTTGATAAAAAATGAGTTAGCACATCTATTCAATTTTCCAACTTCAGTAATAAGATTTCCATACTGAGCAGGATTTCCATTGTCTGAGTATGCTAATTGATAATTTGCTATTGTATCAATAAATGGAGAAGCAAGTTCATTAAAAGGGAAATTAAATATCATTTCGCCTGCACCTACTCCACTACTTTCTGCACTACTTATTCCCCCATATACATCAGGAGTGGGGATTACCTCTTGATATAGAAAATTATGAATATCAAACTTATTATCAATGCCATCATAAATAGTATCAAAGTAAGCTTGATGATTCACAGGAATACGAAGTATTTGAGACATTAATAAGGACTCCAACCATTGCCATTATTATAAAGTTGAGCACGTTGATCTGCTGTTAAAACAGTATTATCCCAAATACCATATTCGTCAACAAATCCATAACAACCATTTTCAAATCCTGAAATAATTGTCATTCCCGTTGTTTTTGTTATTACTAATTCCCCCAAATATGAACCAGCAAGAACATTATCTACATATAAATAAAATCCCCCAGCATCATTAATGATTATTAAAAAATACCAAGTATCTTGATCATAAATATAATCAGTTTCAATTAAAGTTTCTGTAGTATTCGTAATTACTAATTTATATTTAGAAATATTATCGTAGTGCATTTTAATTTCATAATTTCCATAAATATAAAGCACCATCATACTTGTGAAATTTGTAGCGTGTGCTTTTACCCAAAGAGATATTGAACTTCCAATCTCACCAGGAGTCCAACTATCAAGATCACCTCCGATAAGAGAGCTTACTAACTGTTGCCTATCAGGATATGTATCCAAATAATCACAACGAATACCATACCCAATTTTTCCTGTTGCTCGTGATGGATCTCCTAATCCATCGAACGTGAAGGGAATAAAATTACGATCATTTCCTGTAGCGTCTATTCTATCACCACTTTCTTCTTCAAACTTCCAATAACCCCAAGCAGCAGGGAATGAAGGTGTTGGAGGTGTATCAGGAACATATGGGTAATTATAAGTATATTGCAAAATATCATGTTTTAACTGCAAACCGTCATAACGACTCGTGAAGTATGCTTTAGTCTTTCCTGCTAATCTAAGTATATTTGTCATACGGATTCTTCAACAATATCAAGCTTGCTCTCCAAATTCTTCAACAATATCAAGGCCATCAACTTCTGTATATTCAGTAGCATCAACAGTCGGAAATGCTTTACCATTTTGAAACAAATCACCAAGTGTAATTATAATTTCTTCATCCGAAGTATTGATCAAACAATAATGCAATATTTGAGTATCACTACAATTAGTAGGATTAGCTAATGTAGCATCAGTAGAAAAGTACAAACGAATTAAATTCCCAACATTAGACCCATCTGTATTTACAACACCATCACTTTCTTCAGTTGTTGTAGTCGTAGTCCCACTATTTGCTGCAATATTTGTTGAGTATGTGTCATCGTCACTCTGGGAATATGCAGTTTGAAACAGAACACGTCCCACAATATCAGCAGTTGGAGTTGCTCCAATATAAATTGGAGGACTTGTAAACTCTTGAGTCGTCATATCACCATTTGACCCATCAGAGTTCTTTATATCGAAAAAATCCCGCTGTGTAGCACTACCTGTTGTGTAACCCATTCCCGATAGACTGCCAAAGTAACCTTCTTCAGTCCATTCCCAAATCTGACTGACAATCTTTAATCTGCAATCATCTTCTCCCTCAAATCCATCAACAGGCAAATCTACTTCAAACCATGTAGCTGTTGCAGGATTGTCATTCTCAAACTTCGTGATTGTGTAAGGATTTGTGTAATGAACTCCATATTCCCCTTGACGACGGTCAATAAGTACAAGATCACCAACTTGAGCAAGATCAAAACCTATAGCACTTTCGTCATTAGTGAATGAAATCCTTAATCCATTAGCACTAACAGTATGCAAAATTGATGAACCATCATAATGCATTGTTGTTGTAGATAAAGATGAAGACTCGACATCTATATCTCGCCAAGTTCCTGTAGTACGATCCATTAATTGCCATACAGCACCTAAGATTCTACGTCCATTAATTGCAGGACGAGATGCTTTCAGTACGATTGTATTTGGTATAACTCCTATTTCTGAAATGATGTTCCATGATTCAGGAGGACCAGTATCCGCTAATGTTGCAAGCTCAGTATCTACATAATCTGTAACTTTAGTAGGTTTAGGATTCCCATCACTCCATACTGACCATCCCATGGAATTACGAAATCTATATGCAAAATAAACACGTCCTTGCTGTCCTAATGCAAGTGTGTACTCACGTCCTCTATAGGTTGCAGATAGAGCTAAAACGGACTCTGCACTTAAATCTACATAGGCAGGACTGGTTCCAGGAGCATAATATTTATAGACTAATTCACAAGCTGTAATTGTTTCATTATACTTCCACGCCTGAGCACCCATAACAACATCAGTACCTACTGGATACTTGTAGGTTTCAATATCGTCGGGAACACCTAAAGCATTTGAAGTTTTAGCTATAATTACATTTGTCAATTCTGCAAGTTCTGTAGGAGGAGCCTTTACACAGGATAGAGTCATCACATGATAATATTTGCCATGCTGTTGTGTAATGTCGTGAGACATATGATAAATGATAAAATCATCGTCTATATAGAGACCATAATCTGCACCTGCTGTGACATGGATTCTGTCTCTAATATCCCTAACTTGAACTTCTAGCAAATGGGTTTCATCTACATTGGCAATTACCTTAAATGTGATTGTCGGATTCGATACTGAGTACAATGCAATTAAATAATCAAGCATTGTCTGAGCATCAGTTTGATTTGTCATCCACTTGCTGACATAAGGATATTCACGTTCTCCGTATCGAGTAAGGTCTAAATCTGCATCTTGAGCAGTAATTTCAATCCCATCTTCTTCTATGATTGCAATTCCACGGGATCTCAGCAAAACAACATAAATAGCAGTGCTATAAATATTAGTAATCGAGACACGAAGTTTTGCCCCTAATTCTTCTTGAGCAAGTGTAACTCCGTCATTTGTAACATCAATCCCTGTTCTATCAGCAGCAGTGTTGACTTCTACATCTACATACGTCCAGTCGTAAACTCCTATATAATTATTTGGAGAATCCTTCCCCAGACCAATCGTAGTTACATATGTTTCTCCAGGAAGAATTTCAATTGCATCCCCACCTACGTCATTTTGAATATCAACTATTGTGACAAGAGTAACTTCTTGAGAGTGATTGAATACTTGCAGTTTTCCTTTAGCGATATTGTAAATACTACTTAAAGGATCATCTTGCTGTAATTCCCATATCTTTAGTGTCCCTGTACCATAAGTAGCTTGTGCTAATGGGTAATGCGGAGCAGCAAACATATGATGATGATCTTCAAATACAAGATCACCGTTCTTAGCTTCACGCAAAACACCCATTTCCGCGTCTTCTAGCTCTTGTAGAACGTTTAAATCACTGTCGCCTGTACGTTTCCACCACTTGCTTAAAATAACACGTCCTGAGTCAATCTGACGCTCATCCGCAGGAAATCCACAAGCATCAAGAAACGCATCAACTAATGCACCTGTCCGAGTAGATTCAAGTGAATCAGCTTCTTTCAATGCTACTTCAGATTTACTGTTCACAAATATAGAAAGACAACCATAAGCCACTAATTCAGCAGTAGAAGCTTCTTGAGTTTCTCCAACAGAAGGAATGATACTTTGAGTTTTACCTTGCCAGAGAATTTCTTCTACACTTCCAATTGTCATCGTGATTCTTACACGATGCCCAGGTGTTAACAAATCATGTAAAGGACTATCCGTATTATAACTTGAAAATATTGAAGTATTATTTCTCAATACAATCTGACAAGCACCTGCATTGTGTTTAGTTGGAGGAGGTCCACTAGCACCACGATCAAAATGAATAGATAAAACATAAGAAGTAATATCATCATAGGCATCGGAACTTGAGAAACTTCCGTCATCATCCCAATCAACGTAAACATTATAAGCATCAGCAACAACACTCATTCTACATTACCCCCAAACCACGACCCTGCATTTCAACGCCTGCTTTATGAAACATTTTTACTAAATCTGGCCAGCCAAATATTGTAGGATGATCGAATACTACAGATTTTTCTCTATGCCCACGTGATCCAGCAAATCCTCTGAAAGATTGACTTATTCTTCCCCAATCAATATTTGCATCAGCAGTTCCAGATTCATTTCTGAGCAAATTACGAGTCTGAGCAGCATTCAATATTGCTTCATTATCATGAACTCGTAATAAACCGCCACTTGCTGCTGATGGAATAGCAGTAGAAGAAGCATAAGCAATTACAGCTTGTATCTGATTTAGAAAAGCAAAAAGATCACTTAAACCATTTACCTGAGCATTAATATCACTATAAGTATCAAGGAGAACTCTTGCTATTTTCGCTACAGACATGCCACTTTCTGCACTAGTTACGATGTAATCAATAATCGCTTGAGATAATTGTATTCCAATACCTGTTCCAGTACCAGTACCTGTATCTGTTGTAGTTGATTGCCGAGTAGCAACGATCAATATCAATTCATCTATTGATGCAATAAGAGCAGTTTTAGCAGAATCTATTGCAGTAGTAATATTGCCACTTATAATTCCGAATTGAGTTTCCATTGCTGTAGTCAGGGTAGTAATTTCAGAACTGATTGCATCTTCTTTTGTACCAAGATACTCTACTGCTGTCTGCACTTCTTTTAAGAAAGCCTCATTCATTGTTGCCACAGTCTGAGTTAGTAAAGCTTCTGTGACAGTATTAAAACCTTGAGCATAGTTTGTGATTGCTGTTGTGCCTTCTGTCCCACCATAAGAAGACAAGACTTTCTTTAGATCAGAAGTCATTGTCATAAAGGGTTCAAAATTCTCTGCAACATTTCTTAAATTAATTAATTCAGTCAGTTTAGTAAACATTGCAGGATCTAATCCTGCTCCAGTCAATGCTGTCATTACATTAGCATTCATCTTTCCTTCAAGCAGTGCATTGATTGGATCAAGTTCAGGTGCTAAATTCTGTAATCCTGTTTTTAGATTAGATACAATGTCTAGAGAATTTTTTAATCCTTTTAGTTGTGCAGCATCGTTTAATACATCTAAAGACCCTCCAAAATCTGCAAATATTTTACTTAATGCTTCTGTAACTTCGCCAGTTTCCCTGAATGTAGAAATAAGATCTTCAAAATTAGTCTTAGTCTCCATAAGACTAGAATACTTTTCAAATGCTCCTAAATTTTTAATACTCATTCCCATTTCTGTTATACTTTCACGTAATTTTTCTGTAATCTTACCAGTCTCAAAAAATTCAGAGTACATATCTGCTATAGATGGGATAGAATCTTTAATTGAGTTTTTAAGGTCATTTAAATCAACAATAGCCTGTTCCCAACCTTTTAGCGCACTATCTTCAACAACTAAAGATTCCAACCACTCCTTATTAGCAGCACTCATCTTTGTACTTTTCCAATTCTCTGCCAGCATTTCTTTATAAATCTTATTTAGAGCAGTCCAATCTCCTGTAAGTCTGCCTATATCAAATGAAGGTAAGAAATTATATTTTCCAGTATTTTCTACACTAACACTTTGTAAGGATCTTCTATATGCTTCTAATTTTCCTTGTTCCTGAGCAGCAGGATATGCCATTTCTGTAATAAATTTAGGACTGAGTAAAGATTGTCCTTTTATATTCCAGGCATTACTTTCACCCATATTATTTTTGTTATACCATTGTTGTAAAGCTTTTGGATCAAAAGATAATTTGTATTTTGTTTTTAATTCAGATGCCGCTTTTTCATAAGCATCAGGACCAGATATCCAATCGACAAGTGCATAAATACCTTTAGCAATAGCTCCATAAACAGCACCAACAGCGCCAAGCACAACTGCTCCAATCGGACCGCCAAGCAGCATACCTATTGACGCTCCTGCCATTGCACCTCCACTGATTGCTGAAATCCATGATCCTGCACCAGAACCAGTAACACCCTTTGCAGCAGTTAATACTCCTCCTATAGCTCCAGATGCTGCTGAGAGATATTTTGACATCTTACTCGTAGTATCAACTACTTGTGTAACAGCTTCAGAACCACCTGTTGCTGCTGCTTCATACACTTGCCCAAACGTAGCATTATTCATACCTGGAGAAAGTATCGTCTGCAATTCTGCTATAGTAGCAGTATTATCTTCCATTGTTTTGTCAATAGACCCAAATAAATCAATACTTCCAGCAGCCCACTTAGATGTATCTAATCCTAATGCTGTGCTACTAGAAAGAGTATTCGCGGAATCTGCAATACCTTGTACTATAGCATTCTGTAATAAAACATTTGAACTCCCTTGGCCTCCACTAAAGATATTAAAAACATCATTTACACTTCCATTGCTTCCTACACTCCCCATATCAAGTGAAACATTTAATTCTCGAATAGCTCTTGTGTTGTCTTCAATCACAGAACTTACAGCAGTAAACGCATCAATGCTTTGATTAAATCCAGAATTAACAATACCATCTGTTATTGACTTTCCCATGCTCGCAGCAGATGTTTTCATCGTATTTGTTACAACAAGTTCTACTTGATCTAATTGTTTCTGTGTAGATTTACTAATGCCAATTCCTTTTAATAAATCATCAGGAATGACACCTTGCAGTAAACTACCAAGACCCCCTTTGAATCCTGTGAAAAGTTCAGACACAAAATTCTGAAATAATGTGCGTAATCTAGTATTGATTGCACCTTCAATCCAATCCAAGATGCTTCCAAAAGCATCTTTACTATCAGACTTCATTGCATCCCAAACTTGACCAGCACCTTCTTTAATAGTCTCAACCATTGCTTTGTACTGTTTTCTTTGTTGTGCTACAAGTGTGGCTGCCTCCTGATTTGTATTACGTTGGATTGCTTCTAATTCTCGCGCAGATAGTACAGAAAGTTGTTGTTGTTTAAGTCTCTTTTGGTCAGTATTCATAGCAGAAGTATCAATTTCTCTTTGTATTTCTGCTATCTTTGTTTCATACTCAAGACGAATCTCTGCTTCTCTAATCATAAAATCATAATGATTTTTTTGATCAGTCATTAATTTTTCTTCAAGAGCATTCATAGGAACAACAGTATCCAACATTGCTTGTAAGTATCGAAGTTCTTCTGCTCTACTTTTTGTTGTTGCTTTAGTTATCTTTTCTCCAATAGATAGATAATCTGCAGCACCTTGTAGACTTTTCCTAAGATTTTCTTGATAAAGTTCATTGCTTTCCTTAGCTAATCTAAGTTTTTCTTCATTTGCTAATTCAGTATTTAACTTTATTCGTTCCTGCTCACTAGCATTAATATCTTGTATTCTTTTACTTTGTTCTTTCAAATCCTCAAGTATTGCTGACCGCATTGCTTTTGTAAGTCCTAATCTTTCCAATTCTTTATCAGATAGATTAGTTATACGATAAATAGCATCACTAGTACTGTCTAAAACATTCAATACTGCATTTCTATTTTCTAATTCTTCTAATACTTTATCTGCAAGTGCGGACATTTCATTTCGTACTGATGGAGACAAAGACATATCATTGGCACTTTTAGATACTCTATAAAATCCATCTGTAAGATTACCTAGTACACCTCTCAAAGAATTAACATCTTCAAAAAATACATCTGGTAATTTCATGCTTCTAACATCATCAAGCCAAGCTTTCATTTCTGAATTAGGTCGATTTGCTAACCAAGCAACAGATTGTGCCCATATAGATTTTGTTAAAGTGTCCATTGGAACTTTAGCATTCATTTGTGTTTCTGCGGCATCTACCATTACCTGGGCACTCTGTGCCATAATAAGATTCCAATCTTGATTCTTATCCCCTAAATTAGCCATTTTAATAGCTAAAACATCAGCAGGACGTGCTGCTTCATACATAGCTTGTATTTCTTTATCTTCAGAGTTTAATAATTCCTCTAATGATAAAGAAGACTTACCATGTGCATTTATCAACTCATATAAACCAGCAATATATTTTCGTCTGGATTTATCAGTGCCATCATACTGTTCTTTCAAAGCAGCTACGGCATTAGCATTATCTTGAAATATGCGAATAGCACTAGCATTTACTTTTTGTAATTTAGCAATTATTTCTGCAGTCAATCCAAGTTGATTCTCTATTGTAGAAGTAGCTTTCCATCCTTTTAATCCCCCACCCATACCATTTAATATATTTCCTATCTGTGTTTCCATAGGAACAGTAGTAGTTTTAGGAAGAGAATTATCTCTTCCTGTAAATAAAGAAAATATAGTAGGTGGGAGTTTTCTAACAATTGTACCTAATTTTGTATTTGGTCCAATTCCTAATACGTCCATAATATCTAATTTAGTAAGTTCCTGCATCATACCAAACCAGATTAGTTTTAAACCTTCACACATCTTACTCCAACTAAAAGTAAATTCTCCTGTAAACAGCTTAAAAAATCCTGCTGCTATATTTCCCATACCCGCAATTGATTGAGCAAAATTCTTTGTAATACTTGCAGCCCAATCATAAGGAAGTGTTTTTGCTTTTTCTTTCATTATATCTGTATCAATTGTTACTTCATAATCACCTATATTGTACTTATATGTTCCTTTTTTAGCATTTAATTCATTAACTTTTTGAATATAACCAAGCGTAACTTTTTCTAATCCTTTTCCTGCAATACGAGCTGTCTCAACAATATCCCCCCATATACTTCTAGCAGAATCTTTAAGACCTTCCCAAGCATCTCGTATTGCTGACATTGCTTTTTCATTCTTATAAACAAACTCCCATAAAACTGCTGCAACCGTTGTGACTATACCAACTTTAGCAAATATCATTAAACCACGCATAGTTACACCAAGTGCAGCAGCAGCATTTTTAAGCACATTAATATTCCCAGCAGCACCAGTACCTATTTTTAATCCACCTAAAGTCTTAAATGCATCTATTACTCTAGCTGTTGCAGCATGGATACCTGTTAGAGCAGGAATTGTAACTATATAAGAATCTTTTGATCCTGCTGCTAACGCCATTGTAGATTTATGAAATTTACTAGTAGCAGCAACTAGTCTTTCAGCATCTTTCTCAGTGAGCTTTGATATAATTCTTAAACCTTGTCGATTACTTGCTAATTCATTACTAACACTTCCAAACCAATTAAATAAATTCTTTCCTACTGATAAAGCAGTCAATGTACCTAGTGCTACTGTTAAAGCAACTACACCTGTTTTAGCCTCTCTTGTTCCAGTCACGACTAACCATAACCCTTTAACCATAGACATAAGTCCACCAGTTAAAGGACCACCAACACTAATTGCAAGATCGTTGACTGTACTCTTAAATAATTGCAACTGTTTTACATTTGTTTTCCAGCGTTCAGTAGATTTATCAACTAAATATCCTTCATTCTTCCATGCTTTAGCTTGCATTCCTAAAGCATCTTCTAAACTAAATATCCCATTTGTTAAACTTCGTAATACATTGCCTATTCTTGAATTTTTACCAAATATTTCCATAGCAGTATTAAATTCTTTACTGCTTTTATCCATCTTACTCAGACCTTGCATAAAAGCTAATATCGCTTCAGAGGCATCTGTCTTAAATAATCTGACAAAATCTTTAACAGGTTTTTCAGCAACCTTTGCTATTTGTTTTAATTTATCATCATTTTTCGCAACAGCTTTTGCCATATCTGTAAATACTTTGGACATAGCTGTGCCACCATATTCAACTTTAACACCAGTATCTAGCATTGCAGCACCAAATGCTAAAATCTCTGCCTGAGTTAATTTTATTTGTGTGCCTGCTGATCCCATTCTTTGTGACATATTAATTAAATCTTTTTCTGTAGCAGCAAATCTATTACCTAAATATAAAATAGTAGATCCTAATTTTCCAACATCATTCATAGACATACGAGTGACATTAGCAAACTTAGCTAGAGACATTGCTGCTTCTTCAGCAGATAAATTATCAGCAGTAGCAACTAAACGTGCTACTGTTTCTGTAAATTTAACAATATTTTCTTTTCCTACCCCTAATTGAGCAACAACTGTACCTATTTTTATTAAGTCTACTATAGGTAAAGGAACTACTAAAGCTAATTCTCTAAATTGATCTGATAATCTTTGAAATTCAGGTCCAGAAGCATCTAATACTTTCCGTATATTTCCAAAAGCATCTTCAAATTCCATAAATGCTTTAATAGGTTCTGTAATAGCTGTGGCCACACCATTCATTACAACCATAAGACCACGATAAAGAAGCATACCAGCGGCAACCCCTTTTACCCATTTCATGGTTGCCCCCTCTTGAATAAAACTACTTGTTACTTTACGAGTTCCTCCTCCTAACATCTTATCTACTTTACTTCCCATTCCTCCGCCACCAACTCCCCCTCCTCCAGCAGTATTTATAGACTTAATAAGATTGTTTACATATTGAGACGTTACATTTACTTGTTTTCCATATTCCTCTAAATATTTTAAATTCTTAGTCCACAACCTTCCTTGATATTCAATTACATTACTACTTGAAGCCATCCCACTTCCAAATTTACTTATCTCAGTAGTAACATTCTGAATTTTTGAAGCGGATTGCACAACAGCAGAACTATTTAAAGAGGCTGTTAAGCCTTTAGAGTTTTTTTGTAATTTCTGTGTCTCAAGAGCTAAATTAGCATACTGTTTTACATTTTGAACAGTTTGTCTTCCATTTGCATTTAAACTATTATTTACAGTATTTAAATATGTATCCCACTTATTTAATACTGTGCTAAGTCCATGAGCACGATTAGACATTGCTTCAATGTACTGACCAGTACGAGTACTAGACACACCTAATTTTTCTACAGTATTTATTGCATCTTTTCCTCCTTTAACAAATACTTGAGTTCCTTTAAGGAAAATATTACCAATTTCAGATGGATTGTTAATCTGTGCTTTTTGAAATAGGTTCATTGCCCCTACTTGTTTTGCCCGCAATGCTCCTACATTTTTAATAGACTGTGCAAGATTAGTATTACTTGCAATTTCTATGTTATTAGCTGAGACTCGTATTTGATTTCCAACTATACTTACTTCTCTACCAGGATTTTCAGCTTGAGCCTTACGCAAATTTGCTAAAGAACGTGAAGTATTTTCATACGCTTTTTCAATACCACTAAAATTTTTACTGACTGCTTGGGATAATCTTTTCGTAGACGCAGATCCATTCTTCTCAACTTCATTGAACATCTTCTGCATTGTGTCAACAAATTTAGGAAGATTCTTCTGAGCAGTCAGTAATTGCTTATCGTCAACTTTGATGCCAAGGGTGAGTAACAATTCACCAATATTCACGTTTTCACCCCTTTGCGTTTTGAAATCGGAGGTAAATTCCTAACTCTTTTCTTTGTGTTAAATGCTTTAGCAATAGAAAGTATAGCCGCTTTCTGTTCTGCAATAGATTGTTCATCATCTTGAACATTTTCTGTTGCAGAAGTTCTCCCCCACTTTGGAATAAAAGAATCAGGAGAGATTGGCTTATTTTGACTCCCTTTTTTCTGAAATATTGCTGCCACTGTATTAACAACAGTGGCACATAAAAGGGCAAGCATGTATGTAGATTCGACATTACCCGAAGGCTCAATCTCATCATAAGCCAAACTCTCTGTGACTTGCTCCGAAGTTAATTCTCCGAGCCAGAGGTCGGGATGGGCGTATCCACGATCTCTACTGATTCTATGGTAGCGGAGGCGCTCTGGTCGGCTTCGGAGTTTTTTATTAACGCCTCTTTATCAGTTTCAGAAATCTTGTTCAATGCTTGTGCAGCATTCACAATCAATTCAAGTTTTGCAGCACTCATATTCTGACTAAGCAAATTATAGTCATTCGGCTGTAGAAGATTCTTGCCAAGTTCATCACAGACAACATTCACAACCATCTTAGCACGGAAGTCTTCAAGAGACTGTTTGTATGTCGTATTCCCCTTTTTATCCACAACTTCTCGAAGTAAAGAACGCTCAAACAAATCACGTTCACGTCCAGTCATCATACGAACAAATACAAAATCACCATCAGGCAGTTCTACTTTTTCAATTTTCAGTTCTTCTTTTGCAAGTAAAGATTCTCTTGTCAACAACATGATTATTCTCCTTTTAATTATTAAAAGTATGAGACCATGATTAGGCCACAAAATTGTTTACTATACGTTATTACGGAGTAGGACTCGGAGCACTTCCAGATTCCAAAGTCACAACACCCGTAATTTTAATCGTTACATCAACCGTAACAGCTTCATCGACAGGAATAGTCAACGGAATTTCCGTAACCAAACCCTCAAACGCAAGTGAAGTATTATCAGTATCAGGTAAAATAATCTGATAGTTACCTGGTGTATCATCTTCAAAATCAGTATTCATTAACTCGTAACCATCACGATCAAACAACATCGTGAAGGTCAATTGCCCAGCATCACGAAATCCCGCAATAAACGTTCGATACCCACCCTCTGTATCAAGAGCAGTCGTATCAATCGTCGTTCGCGTTTTGCTTGGGCCTGTAATGTTCTTTACCTGAGCAATACTCTCCCAAGCATTTGTTCCTGTGTTCCAACGTTGGAATTGAGTTCCAACACCCGCAATAGCAGTCATGCTATACCCTCCTTAATTAATTGTTACAAACTACCAACAATACGTTTGTTGGTAAACTCTATTATACTTCTCGACGAATCAAATTAAATGAGCACACCCAACGACAACGATTTTGCTCCCAATCAAGCAACATTGGGTCTCCCACACAAATAATCGCTGAATACACTGTCTCGTTCCACGTCTCTGGTCCTCTCCCATGCAATGCTTTCATTATATCAAAGATTAGGTCATAACCTATAATATAAGATTTGTTTCTTACACGAATTTGAATTGATGGATAATGCAAGTCTGCATCATTTCCTAATGTAAGCACAGGAGGCATATAACTAGGTATATCGAATATAGTCACACAATTATCAGGCGTAGATGGTTCTCTTCCGACAAACAGATTTACTTGATGTGTTAATCCTAGAGAACTTTCAGCTTCAAGCATTTCTTGCACATCATCAGCAGGTGTCATTATTTCCCCACCTTCAATTCTTTAGCAGTCGTAGGTTTGATAATTGGAATATTTCTGCTTATTGCAGCAGCAAAAAAGCCAGGACCAGAGCCTTCTCTAGTCCAATTAATACTTTTACCTGATGGAGATTTTCCATATAACTCATGCACATATTTTGCATAGTGCGCTGAAAATCCAAGAACAATATAAGCACCATCTACACCTTTTATTTCTGCAACTGACCTTGCATAGTTCAATAATGACTTATGATCTGCAATAAGTTGATCAACATCTTTATTCTCATTTGTGAAACTGGGATTCTTACCAGCTATAATAGCACCTTTACTTGTTGCACAAAAATAACTCTTTCGCATATTCCCTGTATCAACAGGGATCTTAGGTACTGTTGCATCCATATCCTGATGAATTACTGATTGCACTTTTATCAAACCTTGAAGCGAACGATTCTTGACCTTCTCTACTTCTTGATTGAATCTCGTAATAGCTTGCTGCATTGTTCTAAATCTAGCCATAATTATTTACCTGTCCAAAGACGACCAACATAAGCTTTACGAAAGAAATAATCCCCTTTTAAAGTAGGAATCTTATCGAAACGTATAATCATTGATGCTCCAGCAGAAACAGGATCATTAAACACATCAGAGTCAAGATCAATTAACTCCCCAAGCATTAACATCCCCTGTTCATCAACATCTTGATTCAAGATTACTTCACTACGAAGTTGTTGCTGCACTTCACGCGCTAATTCCTCAACCATTGTAATATCTTCCCAACGACAATCTAATTCAACAGGATCATCGTAAAGATAACTTCCGTAACCATCTGCTTGAGGATTCCCCCAAAAAATACATTTCTGTGGAAGATTCCGTGCAGTATAGTGAGTCATTACAACTCCTCATCATCAAAACTTGGAACAGCATATATAGAAGCAGCTTGTTTACCTAATTTAGATAATAGACCAGTTGGGTCAAGTAATTTGCACTGTTGTCCGTAAGTCGTTAAATCAAGTCCTAATCCAATTTTGCTATCATAAGATACTTTAGCTTGTCCTGTCTCCTCCGATTTCACTTGTCGTTCACGAGTAGAGGCAATTAGATGACAAGTAAGCCAGCGTTCCAATTCCGTGAGAAGTAAATCCGATAATCCACTAGAACTAAGACTCTGTGTAATTATCAGGTTTGCAGCACCTATATATGCTTCTATAGCTGTGTCTGATAATGATGTTTCTAAGATTTCTTTAATCATATCAGGACTTGCAGTAGTAGTCATAACTCTCCTATAATGGTCTCAGAGCGTTTAAATCTTCACTATTGATACTTGATACAGTATTTGTCTTTCTTGCATGTCCTAGCTTTGGATCTATGAAATTGAACACTTCAGATTTCCAAGATAAATTGCACCACAAAACTGCCTCGTAAAGCTGTGAATAATCACCAGACACCATACGTTCAGGCCAAACTATCTTAACATTTAATCCACCTTCAATCATTGACACAAATCGTAACTCCTGCTGATGTATCCACCACTTCCACCCGTCTTGCTCAGACTTGCAATAAACCATTTTCTGATTATCTTCAGATTTAAATGCACTCATAAAATTTGTACGTTGGCAACTTCTAATAATATCTCCTGTACGACGACGAACTATAAGCCATTTAGCGTTGGGAAATGCGTAATGCCAGATTGGCCAAAGCAGACAAGATTTAGAACTCTTATACATCCATGGTCCACCTTTATACCCATCTTCACGCAGAGCATTTAAAACTCGTTTATTCCAGTTTGCAGGAATATTCAATTTCTCTGTATTAGGAAGTGGATATTGACAAAATACATCGACACCAAGTTCTTTCAAATATGGTGCTACAATTTCATCATGAATCTTATCATTCTCACAAACTCCACGTCCGTTGAGTTTGTTTGCTCCAGACATTGTTCCACTAAATGCCCCACAAATATTTATTACACCAGCAACCATCGAACTTCCACTACGCTGTATTCCAGAAATTAAGATAGGTGAATTAGTATAATCGTGCATATTTTAACCTCTCTAGCGCCAGTAACTCCGAACCCAACGGGTAAGGTTTGCTGCCTCATGCGGTCGTGGTTTTCCATGAAAGCAAATTATTCGTGCATCTTGAGGAACACCTTTTAAGCAATTTCGTTTATACGAGTAAATCCCACTCGTAATATTTTGCAAAGTCTGATATACAATATTGTGCTCAACCAGTTTCTTTACTATGTATTCTTGATCACCATGCTTATAAAGAGCGTTTTCAAATTCATCATAAAGAAAAGTTAATTTCCCATCGTTTTTCCAAATCATCATTCCTGAACCGAAATTCTCAGCACTATTACGATTAGGACCTGGTATCCATCCGCCAAGAGCAGCAAAATCAGTTTCTAATTGTAAAATTGCATCTATGTTTTTGATAATCACAGTATCAAGATCAAAATATACAATATGTTTAGAATCAAATTGATTAGGTAAAAACAATTCAAGTTTACTCCACCATCCTGTCAAATTACTCTGCAAAGGAAGTGTTTTACAAATACTTGGATCTATTTCCATATCTGTAAGACAAACGAAACGATAAGGAATCGTAGTATGTCTAGCAAGCATGTTTCTAAGATGCACTACATATTGCACATTAAAATCCCTACTACCTGATTTCAGTACACACAGAACAACAGGTCCAGAACCGTCAAAGTTCATTATAGCAGATGTTTCTGGTCTGGGATTTAAAATAATAGGACGTACATGTATTCTAGATTTTTGTGGCAAAACAACTCTATTTTTTACTGAAGAAACAACAGGATGAGAAACTTCAATTCTCTTAACTGGTGGTTTACTAACAACAGATGTTCGTAACTTTGCATACTTAGCATCCTCGATAGTTCCAGTCTCAATCAAGTCTTGCACCTCAGCTACTAATCTATCAGAAGTCAGTCCATATGTGTCTTCAGTAAAATAAGTAATATGACGTACATCAGGAGGAAGTGTATTCCATGCAAAATCAGGATTATAATAAGGATTCCAAATGATCAAAGTCTTAGTCTTAAATACTCCTGCCATGATTGTTAATCCTGACGGATATCCAACTACAGCA